GTGATCAGCAAGCAGGTTAGGTAGAAAGAACCAGCACGCCAGCCAGATCCTTGGCAGACGTGGCAGCCTTGTCCCAGTTGGTCGACACAGCCAAGGCCGCATCATTGGGGCTCTTGCCGCCGTTCGCGGTGTCCCACTTGAAACCCTTGATCCCGAGGTTGAAAGAGCCCTGCGCCTGGTAGGTGTCCTTGATGTTGGTGCGCCCGTTCGCGGTCTGCGTGTTGACCCGCGTATCGGCGGCGTTGTCAACTAGCAACGCAGCGCCGGGAACCAAGCCAAGCGCGCGGTACTTCGTGCCGCTGCTCGTGTAAGTCAGGATCGGGGCGTCGGTCATGATCAGCACGCGCCCGAAACCGTCTTCGCGGATGTTCAGATCGCCGAAGCGGAACAACACGTTGGTGTTGGTGATCGCGCCTGCAAACAAGTCGTGCATCGACTTGCTGTGCATGACCCAAGCCGCCAGCGACTGCGCACGGTCGCCCATCTTCGCAGATGCAAGATTGAGCGCCGTCAGCGTGACAACGCCGGTACCAGTGTTGTCCAACAGATTGGTGGCCTGGCCCGAAAGCCCAGCGACCAACGCCGTCAGCGCGAGGTTGAGCTTGCGTTGCATGATGCCGACGGCAAGCTGTTGACCGATGAACGCGCCAGCTTCGGCGGGCGACTTCTGAATCCAAGTCCAGAGGTGCTGATCGATGTTGATGGGCGGCGTACCCCAAGCAACCTTGACCGAAATTTCAACCAGGCGGGCAACGTCGGCAGAAGCGACGGCATCGTCGCTGTAGGCGTCGCGCGAAGTGACCAGATCGGCGATCAGCGCGTACTTCGCAAGCTCGGCAAAGTCACCTTCGTTGTTGCCGTTCTGAAGCAGGATCGTGCCGCGACTGGCGGCATTGAACAGGTTCACCTGTTGATCAACCACTTCGGTTGACGCTTCATATGCGTACTGCTGAAATAGGGCAAGGGATGCAAGAGCGTTCGCGGCCATGATGTAACCTCCGAAAGTTTTGTGTCTAACCGTCGGAGGGTACAGCGGCTGCTGCGTGCTATCCGGCGGCTCGTTTGGCGTCTAGTCGCGCTACCAAGTCAGTAGGCGACATCGTAGCCGTATTGCCTTTGCTGCCGCTCGGGGCACCGCCGCCAGAGCCGCCAGGAGTGGCACCGCCACCGCTAGCTCGTGATCCAGAGAGTAGCGCATGATATTTGGGAGTTGCAACTATTTCTTTTTTCAAGTCGTCAATCGTAGCCGCTGACGGCTTGCCGTCAGGACCAAGAACGCGCGTGACGGCCTTGCCTTCTGTGGTGATTTCCACAGTGAGCCGCCGTTGCACGGACTCTGCCAGCAACGATGCGGCGTTTGCGTCGAGCGCGATCCCTGCTGCCAGTGCATTCGCCTCGCGGTCAACAAGCACTTCGCGCAGGCTCGCACTTAGCGCGCCCGCGTGCTGATCACCTTCGGCCTTCAAGTCAGCAAGGCGCTTGTTGTAGTCGACTTCCAAGGCTTCAAGGTCGCTTTTGTCTACCTTGCCCATGAGTCGCTTGCGCATGGCCTCTTGAGCCTGCTCCAGTTCGCCCTTCAACTTCGCCGCCGTGGTCTTGTGTGTAGCGGCTTCGTCGGCTTCGCGCTTCTTTGCGCGCACAAGCTCGCCTACCGCCGGGTGTCCTGTGCCCTCTTCCAATCCTGAAATGTCAAGGAAGAACTTACCGCCGTCGCCTTGCTTGTACTCGCCGCGCACGGCTTCGGACACGTCTTCTAGTTTGTCAACAACTGCTTTCAACATGGGAGCCTCCTTTTACGATTGCGGATCAACCGGCATATTTACCGGCATAGCTTTCTGCTTGTCAACTTGCGCGGCTGCATCCTTCGCCGCCTTCGCTGTTTCGGCTACTTTCGCGTCGCCTTCGGCTTTCACCTTGGCATCATCTTCAGTGGCCAGGCCGGCGCTGCGCAGCTTGTTGCGTACCTCAGTAAAAGACAGCGTGCCTTCTTGCAAGTCTGCAATTAGCGCCGCACGTTCTTCAGGTGTTAGCCGCTCAAGTTCTGCATTTGGATGCAGTTCAATTGTAGACGGCGCAGCAACGCCAGCAAATAGCCCGGCCCACGCTAGGCACTTCGTGTAGGCAGCCGCCACGTTGTTCGCGCACAAGTTGAGCACAGACATTTCGCTTGCGGTTTCGATCCGCGCTTCCGTGGCTGTCCGTTGCACGTTTGTGGACTGAATCAAGCGTGCACCGAGTGCAACCATTTGGCGTTCTTTGTCTTGCATAGCCTCGCGCACAAGGCCGTTAGGCTCAGCTTGCACAAGTTCAAGAGCAGCACCAACAGGCAACGGCACAGCGGACCGCGAGCCAAGGCGCACCGTCTTCTTTAAGACATCCTCCCACCAAGGCTGTGTCATCCCTGTAAGCGTGGGCGTCGGCTGTCCACACATGAAGACGCTTTCTTCGTAGTCGGCGCTGTTGCGATAGTGAGCAATGTTCATTGTAGCAATATCGAGCATAGGCGGATCGTCGATGCACAGATCATTATTCTCGCTTCCGCAAGCAAGGAACGGAATTTCCATAAGGCGGTTTCCGTTCTTGTCTCTAGGCTCAAACTTCTGCGCGCTGTCTTCGCCTTTGCCAATTGCCTCGCGGTACACAGATACCGTGTAGCCGTCAGGCTCAAGCCGCAACACGCGCCACTGCTTACCTACTTCGAGCGTGAAGCCGTCAGACGCACGTTGCTTGTACTCTTCAGCAAGCACAACAAGTGAAGGCACCTTGCGTGCGCCGATCACAACTTCATCCCAGTTGATGATCTCCCACGGCTTGTACGTTCGCACGATTGGCCGCAAAGTAGTTGAGCCTGCAATTTCGCTTTGACTAACTGGCTTCTCGACTGGCGGATAGTCAACTAGCAATCCATAGCGCCCATGCGCCGCAACGCCGCCTAGTGTTTCGTGCAACTGTTGCTCTAACGACAATCCTGCGCCGTTAATGTCCGTCAGCAACACAGACAGCCCGGAAGGAACCTTGATCACAGGCTTGTCCACAAATGCTAGTGCCGTTAGCCCGGCGTGCGTGCGCTTGGTTACGTTGTAGAACACTGCCCGCATGATGTACTGCAAATATCGCTTTAGATTCTCTGTGCCCATGTCGTCAGCATTCGGCATAGGCAGATAGGCCGTATTGCGCATCTGTGCGACGTTGCTGTCAATGACATTGCTGCTTGACCCGCGCGTGCCGCTAAATAGCGTTAGGTCACGTCGCTTTACCGCGCGTTCACCTGCTAGGCAGTCTTCAATCAAGCGCCAGTCGCGCAGGCGATCTTCTACTTCAGGCAGTACGTAACTAGCAGCCACTGTTTCATTTCCCATTGTTGTCACCTCGCAAATTGAATTTCGATATCTGTTGAAAGTAAAGCGCCGCTGTCAAGCACCATGTAGCGTTCTTCATCGTGCAAGTGATCTTCGCATTCCGTGTCTACTTCGTCGGGCTTTTCATCGTCACGCGGAAGTGTTGGGTTTAGCGCAATAGCAGCACGGCAGTTGTCTGTGTAGTAAAGGCCAGGCCCTTCGCCGCGCAGCGAGTTTTCAAGGCGCGTGCGAATCAAGTCAAGGCCGAGCTTACGCGAGCCTGGCGACTTGTTGGCACGCGTGAATGTAACACACTCAGCCTCCATCTGCTTGGCGATGGAGTCCGCCGCTAGATTGTCGCCAGTGCTAAAGATATTGTTATCAGCAGGACCGGCCCACACAGGCGAAGCGATCCAACCGTTCGCTAGTAGCGCCTGCTCGCGTTCTTTGATGCCCCGGCCAGCGGCACCGCCTGTCATGCGCAAACCGATGTTGCCGCCTATGTCTTCGCTGCCGTACCACTCAGCAATGCGCACAAGTGAGCCAGGCTGCGGGCACCATACAGTGCCGTCTAGCAGCTTGATTTCTTCGCCGTTTGCTTTCATCCACCAACCAACCGAGAACGGCTTAGTAGTGCCCCAGTCAAGCGCGCGGTACACACGACAGCCAACAGGCACACGAAAGCGCGGGCGTACGTGAACAGACTTTTTCCACAAGTCGCCTACCGCGTAGCTGCCACCTCCGAGGATATCCCAGTTGCCGTCGCGCCAAGCCTTCTGCTTATCCTTGTCGGTCATACGTTCCAAGCCTGCAACGTACATCGGATCAAGATGCTCATTCTCGCGCCAGCTACCAAAGATCGCAACCTGCGACGTTGTGACAGGCTCACGCTGTTGCGTCTGCGGATTAAAGACTAGCGTAGTCGTCTTTACTATTTGGCCCGCTTCTGCAACGTCGATAAAGCGCTTCTTGACCCACGTGTGGCCGGGCCCAAAGGGATTGCCCGTCGAAAATGTAGCCAGCGGAATCGAAGGCAACAAGACGCCCGTGCGCGCGTAGTGCTCTGTGGATGTGAAGCCGCTGCGGTTGCAGCTTCCCATGGCATCGTAAAGCGTAGGCGTCGGGTACTTTGGTAATTCATTCCAGCCGATGAAGGGAAACTCTTGCCCGTGATAGAGCCAGTAGTCAGACTCTTTCTTGATCTGCCTGATTAGTAGTTCTTCGCCTGTAGGCCAGCGCCACTTGTAGTCACTGCGGCTTGCAAGGAAGGTTGCGCCATCGTTGCGCCCGTTGAACAAGCGGTGCGACTTTGCAACCAAGTCGTCAAGGTTCTTGTACTCGCGGTCAAACACAACGCCGCGCCAGTGCGAGCCGTAGCCCGCGCCGACGTAGCGACGATACGCCATCAACTGCGCTTCGGTGCTACCGCGCCCTCGCGCACCGTGGAAGAAGACGTGATTGCAACGGCACTGAATAGCTAATAGCTGGCCTGTCACGCGGCTAATACGCAACTGCCACTTACCGTCGCTGTCGCGTTCAGCGACAGTGCCAAGCGGTGTCCAGGCTGCTACCTGCTGCTGCATCGCCGCCCAAGTAGCAAGCGTGCCACGAACGCGCCAACAGGTAGCGGCAGCATGCGCGCCGCAATGTCAAACGCCATCTTCACGTCACCACCACAGCCGCAAGCATAGTGTTGCGCCGCCAGGTGTTGCGCTTGCCCCACGTCGCGGGATTCTTCGGATCTTCGCCGTCTTTCTTAGTGTGGACGTGCTCCGCTGCTGCACCAAATTGCCCGCTGTTACACAAGGCGATCAAATAGTCAAAAGCAGCGAAGCCGGTTCCGCCGCCGACGTTGTAGCAAATGTCAATTAACACTAGCTTTACCTGTAGCGGAAAGTACGTGAACTGCGGGCACTGCTTTTCGACTGCGGGGATAAACTCGCTATTTAGCCTGTATTGCAATCGACGCCGGCAGAAAGCAGCATCCAGCCGCAAGTCACTGCAAGCACGATATGCGCCCGCTGTCAAGCCTTTCTTAAAGAAATCTTGCACACGTACGAATGCTGTTGACTTTTCCTCAGACGTAGCGCCGACGCCTGTTGCCATGTGGACGAAAGGCATCGTCAGCACAGACGACGGCGAAACCTTGTCGCCTACTCCGACGGTTACAAAGCCACGGTAATCGCAGTACAGCCAAGGGATCAAGCCTTCATGTTCGATCAGCGTGTCGCAAACTTGATCTAGCTCATCAGCCGTTAGCATCGGCGTCCACCTCACGCTTTAGCGCTGCTTGCGCAGCAATTGCTTGCTTTTCCCAGACTTCCATGCTTTCGGCTACAGGCAACAGCAGGACGCCGCCGTTGATAGTGCTCTCCGACTTCGTAGCCGCTTCGTGCCCCATGAGCCGCGCAAGCAGCGCGTGCGCAGAGATCCGCGTTTGCTTCGGAGTGAACTGTTCGTCAAAGGCGATTGACTTCACGTTCAACGCCTGTTCGGCGAAGCTGCAAATTTCGTCCTTCGTCAGCTTCTCACGCAGCAGCTTGAAGCGTTCGCGCACGTACGGATCGTGCGCGTACTTGTATCCCGTGCGCGCGGCTGACTTGCTCGCGACGCCTGCAAACACAGCGGCGGACGTGCTGCCAAGCCCCATACACAGCCCCTCGACAAAACGGTCAAGCTGCGCACACACGCGCGGATCTACCCCGCCTTGCGAGCGGGGCAGCTTCACGCGCTGATTGACGGTGCGACGGGGCATTCAACCTGCAAGGCTACGCCGCGCAGAGTGCCGATGTCAAATCTAGCTAGAGCGCGGCAACACAACGCGAGCACGCTTTCGGCCTTCAAGATCGGCATGAAAGCGCTTGGCGTTGTCATAGTGCTTGCGCCCGTACTTCAGCGGCACGGGCTCTGCACCGGTGCGCAGGCCCGCCGCCTTCTTGTCCTGGCAGCCCCGGCACCACGGCGCGAACGTCTTAGGCGTGCCAGGCACCCAACCAGACGTACATTGCCAGCAATTGTGCGCTCTCATAGCTGCCTTGCGCGCATGAAGAAAAGCATGTCCTGCTGCCACTCCACGGTGCGCGTGCATTCGTGCGGACCACGACAGCCGCACACACAAGGCGGTTGATCCATGCCCCAGAGCAAGCGCGTGTGTGCTGCGTGCCGCTTCTGCGTAGCCTTGCTCGGTGCCTGGCGTCTGATCGAAATGCTGCCGCACGCAGGGCAAGAGCGTTGATAGGGCTTAACAGCTAGGCCGCATGTCTTACAAGTCTTCACGATTTCTCCTTAGCCACAAGCGAAGCGCTTGCTCAAAGTAGTACAAAAAGTCAATCATGGAGATGTCTGCAACAACGTATGTATTCACGACAGCTATTTGCACAAGTAGCCGCGCCATCCATTTACGTTTGTTTTGCCGATACACAAGCAAAGCAAGTTGTCCAGGCTGCGCTTGCTCGTAACACTGTCGCCACCAGCTTTCGATTTGCAGCGTTTCACAGCGCTTGACTTCCAACGCCAGCCAAGGCAGCCCGTGAACGTCGCAGCCGCCGCCGTCGGCCTGCATACTGCTCGTGCGTTTGAGTTGCGGCGGCTCCTGGCCTGCCTCGCGATAGGCAGTGTCCACAATAGGTTGCAACATGTCGATTACTTCACGCTCGCCACGTGCGCCTTTACTTCTTGCCATTTTTCCCATTGAGCAAATCCTCTTTTACGTCCCAAGATCCTTCGAGCCATTGTTTTCGCAGAGCTTCGCTCTGCTTGCGCATCTTGTGTACGTATTGCTTGGTGTAAGCGGAAGGCGGTTGTGTTTTCTTAGTTCCTTTGTCTCTACTTGCTTTTGCCATTGTCGTCTGCCTCCTTTGCTGCTGCATCTTCTTGCACGCTAACCAGCCGCACAAGTTCCCGCACAGTTTCATCAGGCAAGAAGCTGCAAGCGTACTGGTAGCCTTGCAAGTGCTCCATGCACAGAGTTGACCGCACAGACGTGCCGTTGCTGAAGCGCACGTCAACGCCTTCGCAGTTGCATAGCTTACAGTTTACTTTCGACATTTGCTTTCTCCTTTGTTGCTTTCAGTGTCCACAATTAGCAGCGCTT